AATACCCAGCTGACCGTCTTTATCTAATGTCATATCAATATTAGAGGCATTTTTAAAAGTGATGCCTTGCAAGGCTTTAGCATTTAATTCGGTTTGTCCGTTAGCCCGTTGCCGCAGGCAATAGTTGTATTGAGTCGCGTTGTCTTGATGGGCGAAAACTGCCATGTCAGAGTTTGTGCCATCCCACCCCAAGTGTGTGCGACCGATTTGAGCCGAAGCATCTAGATCATCCATCACCAATAAAGGTACCGTGGAAGGGCTTGTTAAAATAAGTGCCCCGCTTAAATAATAAGATCCAGTGTGGTTGAAGGTACCCGTAACTGATAATACACTGGTCGATCCGTTATATGTGAAATTAGGTTCAATGCTTGCAGTGCCCGCATCCTTCCGCGTGGCCACACCATTCGCGGTGGCACCATCAAAGGCGATCCCTCCGTCGCCACCGCCGCCCGTTATTTCATCGCCGTCCACGTAGAGGCTGTCGCTTATATAAACGCTTCCTGTAAATTGATGAGTGGTGGTAGCACTACCAGCGGCCTTTGTGTCGCCCTTGGTTGTTTTATCGCCTGAAAAAAAATCTGACATAACAGTGTTCTTCCTTACTCAGTTAGCCCGGTACCGGTTAATTCATACATATTGGTATTCGCAATGCCTGTTAAATTAGCAACCACCTCAAAACCATTGTCATTAGTGCCTTGAGAGGCGCAACTGATATAGATTTCCTTACATTTATGATGGAATGTGTAGCTTTGATCATCGCTCTCTAGCGTGACATAATGATGTCCGGCGACGACTTCGCCAGAGGAAGTTGAATTAAAATGTATTCTTAAGACAGGCCCACCACTGGTTGACCCAGAATTGATTACCGTAAAATCTCTTGTCACATTTGGAAATTGAATACGAGCTTCTTGGCCTGTACCTAGTGTTGATCCTGTTATGAACGGATGTCCTGAAATCTGGTATGAGCCTACATTTCTTAGCCCGACGCTTCCACCTGGATAAAACATTTTAATTTCTCCTTCTTATTAAATAGTTAGTTTAATTTCTTTTCTCTTTCGATTCTTAACTTCTCTAAAACTTTTTTGCGGCGCGCCTTTTCTTTCTTTCGTTTAACGGAAGGCTTTTCATATCTCATGCGATCTCTAAAGTTTTCAATGATCCGTTCTTTTTTACATTTTTTTGTAAATCGGCGCACCATCCTTTCTATATTTTCATTTTCATATTTTGGTTTGACTTCTACATTAATAGATCTTACGGCCATTTATTGTGCTCCTTAAATAAGATTCTTCCATTTGTGACCCCCCAGGGCCATTATACCAGATATATCAACGCCTGAATCGGTGGGGTCGGCGCCTTGGGCGCCGGCGGTGGGTCCGTCTCCTGGGGCTCCCCCTTCTGCCAAGGGTTCTACTCCTTCAAAAATTTCGCCACCAAAACCAGTTGCATCAAGCATTTTTCTTTTTTGTTCTTTTAACATCTGATATTTTTCTTCCTCTAATTGGTGCTTTTGTTGCTCTAGTTGTTTTCGCTGCTTAGAATTATCTTGGGTATACCCTTGATTGCTTTCCGCCAATAGAGGCGAAAAGCCCTTGACTACTTCTGTAACAACGTTGGCAAGAATCCCCTCCTCCAGAAGTGCTTCTCTGACACATTGCTTAATTAATGGTTTAAGGATGGTTTTTAATTCGGTTTTTTTCATTCTACTCTCTTATAAGATATTGTTTAAGGCGCGGTTAATTCTATCGCCTTTTGTAAATATTTGGTTCAAGCCTCTTTCAAGGTTTTCTCGCATAACATATGCGCCCGGGGCGGAAGGTTCAGAAACTGCATCAAAACAAATTAATTGAAGATCTTCTTGTACTATTTGGGATCCTTTGTCCTCTTTTAGCGAGCCTAGAGCACGGGATGAAAATCCGAACATTACGCCGCTTTCATATAGTCCCCGTAGAACATCTCCTGATGGGGTGCTGAGTACCTTGATAGACCCGAGAAGATTTTTACCATCCCACCAAAGTCTATTGACCATGTGAGAAGCATTTTTAAGATTGATTACGCTTTCATCTGGGTGATCGCACTCTCCGATTGCTCGACCTTCTTTAACAAGTTTTATATAGTTTTTAACTTCGCGAAGCAATGTTTCGTGAGGATATATACGCCCATTTCCATTTACTGCATCCGATTCTTGCAGCTTGGCTGGAAATATAAGGGCGCCTTTACTAATTTCTATTTTTTCGCCCTCTGTTAAAAGGTCTTGGCAACCGCGGTCGTCGCACCTTAATTGATAAAATTCCCGCAAAAGCGTTTTTGACATTTATTTTTCCCCTTCAGCGGGCACAACCCGCGCGATACTGGAGCCGCCACAACAATGGGCAACTGGTCGTAACATCCATCTTTTCTTAACCACGGTGACACTCTCCTTCGTTTTTGTGAGTTATTTTCAACCCAAAATCGTTAACCAAAACGCTTATTAAATAAGTAGTTCCGGAACCTAAACACCCTAGAATAAGCGCATTGGCTACGCTGTACTCAAAAGTAAATAGTTCCGTATAACCATTAATCCCAAACAAAAATTGGCCGGCCCAAAAGCCCATGCACATGGGACAATGAAATAGCTTTCCAAAACCATACAGCCATTTTTTTGAAGGGCGTATTTTATTGAAAATCGAACCGAAAACTAAAATTTGAGTTAAACCGTACGCGGCGAGAACAAAATAAACTAATTCCATCAATACCTCTTATTATTCTTGATACATCCCGTATAAACCATAAGCAGTATTAATACCAGCATACTGAGTCATGGTGCCTTTGCGCTTTTCGTGGGGGACTTCGCCAAGATCAGTAGATTCCTCTTCACCTGGCTCTAGAAGTTCCCTATCAAAGTCCATTTCATATTTCTTGATCGCGTCATAATGCGGCTTCTCTGTTAATAAAAAATTAACCACTGAATAAAGAGCCATTTGGATCGGGTCTGCTTTGTCAGCATCTGTGGACTCTAGAATTATCCCCTCTAGGGATCCATAGACATTTCCACTATGTATAGTACCAGCATCTACGATGCCGCGGCGACTGAGATGATCAAAGAGGCGCGATTGGGTGGCATAAATATGATCGCCATATTGTTTTTTAGATAGTGCTAGCACTTTTTTATTTTTAGGAGATAAAACAATATCAATATCTGGATGGTCTAAAATTAATATGTTACCATCTAGCGTTCGGCGCGCCTGCAGTTTTACTTTGGCGTCGATGGGATTTTCAAGTGTTACTTTAATGGTCATTCTGATTCAATCTCTTTAACTAAAGTTTGTACCTTTAGAATCTGCTGTAAAAATTCTTTATTTATTGGCTTTTGATTTGAATCCTCTAGAAGCTTTTTAATTTCTTTCATTTTTCCAAACATTGCTTGGTCTTTCTTGAGTTCTTCTAGTTCAAAAGAATTATTTATTTTTTGTTTTAAGGCTCCAATCTCTTCATTTAAATAAAATTTAAAGTCGGCGCCGCCGTCAAGAAAAGAAAGAATAAATTTGTTAAGAAGTGTCTTTTGGCCCTCCAAAAGAGTGCCATTATATCGTGCATTAAATTTCTCAATAAATTTATTTACAATGAGGCCCGAGGTGTTTGTGCCTTTTTTTCTTTTGCTGCCTTTCTCTGAAACTATTTTTTTTAAGAGGCTCTCTTCCAAAATAACGCGCGTTTTTGCACTTACGTCATCGCCAAATATCTGTGATAGAGTTGCAATGTTTCTATAGCTTGGCACAAAATTAGAAAAAACTTCTTTTGATATTTCTTTATTTATTCTCTTGATTAGTGCGCTTTGTTCGTTAAAGATTTTTTTTGTGTCAAGTTTTTTATATTCTTTTTTGGTTTCTTGAATGAGCTTTTCGGCCGAATGTGGAAGAATGCCGCTGGTTTCTAATAGGTTCTTAAACAATTGCAACTCCTTCCCCAGCTCGGTACCCCGTCTAAACCCTTCTTTCAAGGTGAATATTATTTTATCTCGTTGCTCTTTGTTTTTATTAATAGTTTGTTTAACTGCCTCTCTTACGAGCATCTCGTAAAGAAGGGCTGTGTTTCTCTTTTTATTGTGCTTTGACATCGTCTTTTTGTTCCAACTCTTGTATCAAGTTTTGTATGTTTTGGTTTACTTCAAGCAACTTACGCTCTTCATTATTATAATTAGTTTCTTTATCTTCAGAAATACCTTTTCCAAGGCCAAGCAATTCAGAAGCGCCGGCAGGCAACATCCTTAGCTGGCGCGCCGGCAAACGTGCCATCTCATGTGATCCTTGTGCTGCCATGTGGCGCTTCCGGGGCCCACCATGAGACCTGCCGTCCATTCGCGTGCGCCTGTATGCTTTTCCTTTAGATCGTGGCGTAACATAAGTGCCATCTTTTTTAGCGCTGACCCAAGCTTTTGTCCAGGCTTCATCATCTCTTTTGCCTGGTGCTGCCAAGAGCGCGCTTTCCGCTCCGGCTTCGCCTTCGGCGCCTGGTGGGGGGCCTTCGGGAACTTCCCCGGGGGCTCCTCCCTCTTCGGGGGGCAGACCCATTTCTCCGCCCATTTCTCCGCCCATTTCTCCTCCGGGAAGGCCGCCTAGACCACCGGGGGCGGGGGCGCCGCCCATTGCGCCTGCCGCGGCACCGCCGGCTTCAGTGGCGGCGAGGGCAGCAGCAATCGAGCTATCATAGAATAATTCTCTTTGATTTCGCAAAAATTCTTCTTCAGACATATCAAATAAGTTTCGCGCGATCCAGCGCTTGCTGAACATTCCTTCAACGGCGGTGCCGGCAACTGTAAACTTAGTGCTCCATTGTTCTAGTTCTTGCATTTCAGCGATCTTAGATGGATTGTGGAGTTTAATATTGAATGATAATAAATCATCCCCTCTATAGCCAAGAGTATAAAGATGAATAATCGCTATTTTTTCTAATTCAGTTATAACAGATCTTTGAAGGCGTTGTACTGTTCTCGCAAAACGAATATCTTTCTGGGCTAGTGTTGCCTTGTCTTCTTCACCACCTTCGGCTCTTGATAAATAAGAGGCTGGAATTTTTAGCGCAGAAAAAAGCTTATCTCTTAAATATTTAACATCGTCAATGTCACCAGTATATGTGCCGCCGGCGAGACTACTGATCTCAGTGCCAACGCCACCGCGCATTGGAATAAAATAATCCTCCTCAATACTTAATGGATTATAGCGCAGGTCAACGCGGCCGGTATCTGGATCAACAACTTGATTTCTTTTCATAGAAGTTATAATACGTTGCATGTATTGTTCAACGTCTTGCGGCGGAATGTTGCCGACGTCAACTTTAAATATTCTTCTTTCCGGGGCGCGCACAATACGATATGCCATCATTGCGTCTTCTAAAAGAATCAGTTGACGCCAAATACGACGGGCCCCGTCTAAAATAGAAGTTCCGTAAGGAGCAAATTTATCATTCCCCAAAATTCTAAACTGTGCGATTTGCCAGTTTTCAAATGTTACACCTCCGGAGTTCCACTGAAACTGTACATAATTTGGATTGGTTTTATCTTGTCCTTCCATACGTTCAATTTCTTGGCTTGGAAGTCCCACAACTTGCTTGACCCCCAGGGCTGTGTCGATGTCTAAGTACAAATAAAAGTCACCATACTTGCACATTGTGCGACACCAACCAAATAAATTAAACCCAACATTTAAAACATTGTAATAAAGAGTGTCTAAAATGCCTTTTATTTCTTCGTCGTTCGAATCAATTTGAAGTACTTTTTTAGCACTGGTGTGGGTGGTCATTTCATCAGCATAAATATCCAATGCTGACGCGATTTCTGGTGTGTATTCCATCTGATCGAAATCAGCGTACCGTTGTAGCCGCGATTGTGTTCCCATCATATATGAAGAATGATTATCAAATGGACTATGACCAACTCTTTCAAACTTTTGGCCGGAAACATCTTTAAAAGTTTTTGAATATTTATCTAGGCGGCGCCGGCGTAATTGTCTAGTGTTTTGTGAACGATAATTAACTAGGGGCCCGGAAAAAAGCTTAGTTAACTTTTTATAAAGTGGAGTGTTCGGGTTGCGGGGATTTTTATTATTTTTATTATTGGTGGGTGCCATTTAACCTATCCTTTTAATAGCCAAAGAAATTCTTTTATTTTCTTTTTCTCATCAACCATCTTTTCAAATGCCTCGGTTTGGCTCGGCTTTTTCATACCAGGTATTCGAGTATCAAGTTTTGTTTTATTAGTTATTATACAATTTAAAAACGCTTTTTTATACTCTAAATCTCGTTGATTCTCAATTAACGCCGTGTCACGCACCCAACATCCGATTGCGCAAGCCATAATTAAATCATCATTATAGCTACGTTGTGCCTGGGGCTTTCCGTTTTTCCAAATAAAAGTGTCTAATTCATTAATTAATCTCTTAGAATAAATAGTTAATAATTTATTTCTTATAAATTCTTCAAATTTAGCTACTATTAGCGGTCGAGTTTTGAGGGACGTTGTAAACCCGGCGATGGCGCTTGAAGTTGTCTCAGCCTGATATTGATCAATATATTCATGAGATGATTTAATTGAATGATATATGTTAGGGTATACCTTGTCTGCTAATTTGTTTAATACAGCAAAGCCCACACTGTTATTTTCCACAACAACCATAGCATTTCCATACTCGCGACCAGCATTATATACTATTTCAGAAAATAAATCTAGTGTTACCTTTCCTTGATACTCTGCGATGATTTCCATAGTTTCCAATTTAAAAATATGAAAAACAGAAAAATCTGCGCCGTCACCGCGGGAAACATCAGCAACAAGTAAATAAGTATTTTCTTGATTGAACTCTTCCCAAATCCAATAATTCCTATCAATACCTGTTCTATATTTTGGTTCTTGAATTTTCTTTTTCAACCATTGAATGTCGTCCCCATCAATAACGGTTTCGCCTGATGTGTTAAAATTGCATTCATATTCTTGTGCAATTTGTCTTTTGCTCATATTTTTAGTTTCTGTTTCGAACCACGCCGGATCTCTGTCTGGGTGTTCGTCCCACATCAAACGAACAGGAAAGAATTCGTTCTGGCCGCTCTCAGATTTAATGTAAGTTTCGTGAAACCACTCGCCCACACCATTCGGAGTTGATAAAGCGATACACCGGCCGCCGGTAGAAATTGTAGGGTAGAGTGCAGTCCACAATTCAGTTAAGCCGTCAACGTGGGCGGCCTCATCAATCACCAATAAGGACAATGATTCTGAGCGGCCGGCATCCGCAGAAGTAGATGAAGCCTTAACTTGGGATCCATTGCTTAATTCAAATGAGTTTTTGTTATCAACGTCGATATTGGCTATTTTTAACCAAGCTGGTAAATGTTTAATAATCCCTTTAACTTTTCGGACTAGATTTGCCGCTGTATTTAACTTAGTTGCAACAACAAGTACATTTTTGTCGCGATGAAAGAGCATCATCCACGCAATATACGCTGCCACAATTGTAGAAATGCCAAGTTGCCGCGCTTTAAGAACAATCGTAAAACGATGATCATCAAAATTTTCTAACAATTCATCTTGATAATCGTATGTTTTAAATGGGATTAGGCCATGGCCTGGGTGGGGTATTTTGGCATAATTGTTAATAAAATATTGAGAGTCTTTACCGCACTTGAGTACTTCTTTTAAAATTTCTTTTTTTGTTAATCTGTAACTCATTACGCTTTGGCATTGTTTGTTTTCTTGGCATCTTTTGGCGCCTTAGCGTTACTTGGCTTTTTAGCGCTGGGATATTTATCTTTACCTATGGCTAAAAACTTTTCAACCGCTGACCTTAACTTTTCTTCGGGTGTCTCTAGCTTGTTATCCCCGACTGTATCTAAATCGCCCACGCCGCCAATAGTATAAACTTTTTTAGCTTGGGCCCACGTACGAACCTTGGACATGTTTTGCACTAAAATATCAGCATCGCCATCTGATTTGAGGGTTAAAGTATTGCCAGTAATCGCTTTATATTCTTTTTTTAAATATGCTGCGATATCTTTATAGGTGCGTTCAATTTCTTCATCGAGCTTAGAGTTATGATATTCTTTGATGGACAGCTCGCATTGATAAGTGACA